CTCAAAATGAAAAACATAATCGAAGCAAAAGATATTTTTTCTGCTAAAATAAAATCTAAAAGTAATAACTTGGAAGATATAAAGTCGTTTATTAACTTAGGTGGTATGGATGAAGATTATGATGTGTCTATTGGAATGACAAATGAACTCCTTGATGAATTTGTTTATATTATGTCAGACGAGTATGGATTTGATTTAAGTAATAAAGTTCTTGTCGATGATTTAAGTTTCCTTGGGATTATACTGCAGGCCATAATGGATAGACATTATGGTATTGAAAATGCAATGATACAGAATATTGATGAGGCGATAGAAGAACTTAAGTCGAGACACGAAAAGGAAGAAATTTCATAAAACTGCTTGACATATCGAAGGATATTTGATATACTTTAATAAATTTGGAGTAATTTATGTTTAATCATGTTGAATTGGATCTGCCTGAAATTTCACTTAGAAGTGAAACCCTTAAGTCTGGTACTAGATATTACTATGATGAAAATGGCAACAAATATCCTTCGATAACAACTGTCATATCACATTTTTCTAAGAAGTCCATTATGGAATGGAGGAAACGTGTAGGCGAAAAGGAAGCTAATAGAATTACCACCCAAGCTGCGAGAAGAGGAACTTCTGTTCATCAGTTGTGTGAAGATTATATAAATAACATAGAAATAGATTATAGTAAACTCATGCCGAATGATACAGAGATGTTTCTTACATTGAAAGAAACTCTTGATACTAGATTAGATGATGTGTATGTTCAAGAGTGGCCAATGTATTCTGAACATCTAGGAATTGCAGGAAAATGTGATTGTATTGCATATTTTGATGGTAAACTTTCTATTATTGATTTTAAAACATCAAGAAAGTCAATGCATCCAAATAAACTGGAAAACTACTTCAGACAAGCATCTGGTTATGCTGTTATGTTTGAAGAGAGGACAAAAATTCCTATAAATAATCTAGTAATCATTGCGGCCATTGATGACCAAAAAGATGCGGAAGTTTATACTTCTAAACGTGATAGTCATATCAATGGGTTGATAGAAATGATAACAGAATATAAAGCACAATTGTAGGAAATAAAAAACATGGTTCAATATCTAAAAAGTAGTGCAAGAAGATATGTAGGAGTCCCAGACTATTTGGGAGTGATGTATGATTACAACACAAGAACAAGAGCGGGACATTTGTTTGTCGGTGGTTTTAAAAGAAAGCCTGGAATTCGATCTAGTGATATTGTACTATTTGATGGAAATATACTTTTGCCTGCTACTAACAATTACAGAGAAAAAATCTTTCGAGTAAACCCCGCTACTACTATCAAATTTGAATATGAAAAAACAAATACTTTAGATCGAGTTCAATGTGGTATCATTCCACTTGATGAACCAGAGATTGGTGAAAGTATTAGTACCGCAAACAATTCTACCCACATTTATCAAAACAATACAGCACAAGAACAATCTATAAAAATATATTGTAATTATAAAGCATCAGTAGATTCTAAGTTGAGATTCAGAATTACAGAAGTAATCTCTGATAATACTCCTGTTCGTAGTACGGAACTTTATACTAAAGGAGATTTATGTCCAGGCGCTCCACTTGGATGGCAAAGAATTTTAAGATGGGATATAGATAAGATTCCAACCGTAGGATTTTCTTTGTCTGTGGGCAAGGAACTTGGCGAGAATGAGTTTATTTTTAGAGATTTTATAAATTCGCAGAATAGTTATTTTAAAGTTCTGCCCAATTATTTTTCGAAGCAGGGGTCTAAGGTAGACTGCAGGGCAGATATCACCTTCGAAACAGAAGATGTAAGTGCTATGAATTTAGACCCAGTAGCACAAGTTGAAATCACAAACATTATAGGGAGAATGTAATATGGTAAATTGGATCAAAGCCAGATTGGCAGAAAGAACATCATGGGATGGTGGCGCACTTATTGCGATGGGTGTTGTTGCACTTCTCTTTGATGGTTTAATTACATGGGCTGCATATGCAGCGATTGTTTATGGTCTTTGGACTATCTGGAAATCAGAATAAACTATTGACAAAACGTGTGTTATAGCGTATTATACGCTGTAACACATATCTAAGGAGAATTTATTATAATGTTGAAACTTAAGAGTTCGAAAGAATTTAGTGATGAGATAGAAAAACAGGTTTCTAAATTAAACAGTTCGTATATCGACACAATCACATATTATTGTGAGAAAAATAATTTAGAAATAGAAAATGTAGTTTCTCTTTTGAGTCCTTTCATAAAAGAAAAAATTAAATACGAGGCAGAAGGACTGAATATGGTTCAGAAGTCTACGGAAAAATTGCCTCTATGATTACCATGTCTGGAAAAAAGATAGATGACTTTGAAGCGTTTAAAATTTACCTTGCGATGAAAAGTCATTTTAATAGTGAGTATGATTTTATAAAGTATAAGGGGAAGGTTTCACCAAAGAAAGAAACCTACTATAATAGGAGAGACAGAAGAACTTTTGAAGAACTTTCTAGAAGGTTTGATAAAAAAAGTTTGGAAGAGTTTTTACTTGCCTTGTTCTTGAATGTAACAGAGAATGGTAATCTTGCAATTTCTCGCAATGAGTTTATGTGGACAGGAAATCTTTTAGATAAAGAATCCTATGATACATATAAAAATTGGAAGAAAAGAATTCAAAGTATAAAGTATACGTTTACTAATGATTGTCATGTATTGTTTACAAGGGCGTCTGAGGAAAATATAGAGTTTAATTCCATATTTAAATCTA